AAAGATACGTATGGATACCGACGCGGTTCAAGAAGTCCACGACGAATTTGCCTTTCCTGGTATGCTGATTCGCAAAGAACAGACCGGCACACACCCCGAAAGCGGGCGACTGCAGTACGATACGACGAAAACGGCGGTTAGTATGCGGGTAGAAGTCACGAATCAGCCAAGCCAGGTCGTTAACCCGGACGGCGATACGGTAGAAAGCGACCTTACGATCCGGCTAAGTGTCGCCGAACTAAACGCGGCTGACGTGTATCCAGCGCCGGACGACGTAATTCAGGACGACCGACCCGAACCTGTCGGCGGCGATCGGTATGAAATCTTGCGCGTCGTTGACCGTCAAAGCGGGATTCTTGAATGTGACTGCGTGCGGTACACGGATGAAAGCTAAACCATGACTACGAACTACGAAATTAGATCGGCGATCCGGCGGCTGTTGATTAATTCGTGGGATTCGGCCGCTGTAGAAGGCTTAGAAGCGGGCGATCAAGCGGACGTATCGATTACCCTTGGGCGCGAAGAAGGCGGTGACTACCCGACTGTCACGCTTACAGGCGCTTCAAGCGCCGGCGGCGCTTCCGGGCTTGGGCCTGAAGGCTTGGTCTACGACTACACGAACCGCCTGGATGCACAGGTCTTTGGCGGCGCGCATACGACGCGCGACCGAACGCCCGAACGCGACTACTACGACGCCGGCAGGGTTTCTTCTGCGATCGCTACGCATATCAGGGAAATCGCCCATGATAATTCGATCGGCGTTCCCGACCCTGATAACCCGGACGAAGCGCTGACTATGGACTTCGAACCGCTGACGTTCCCGTTCGTACAGCGCGACCCGGACCTTACCGACCCACAGCACTACTTTGCGGTTGTCGAACTTGGGTACGGTATCCGCCGGCAAAATTAGGCCAGCGTTTAAACGCGGCGATTAATCTATCTTCGATAAGGAGCAAACATATCAATGCCAGCTAACATCGAAGGGGGTCTACGACCTTCGCGTATCGAATTTGTCGAAGAAGATACGGAAGGCGTTACGCCCACGAACCCGGACTTTCAGCTTGTTTCGGACCGGATCACCGAATTTGAACCCGAATTTGGCCCGGATTCGGTCGAAAAAGACGGCCTTGGCCAGCACGATCATGCGTATGCCGCCGGCTTGGAAGAAAACGAGCTGACGCTGACGTATGACCTTCAGCGCTGGTTCTACAACGCTGACGGCACACTTAGCGACCTGTCCGCTTATGGCCTGTTCCGTTCCGCAGTCGGGCATCAGCCGGGCAGTGTGACCTTGGTCGAAACCGCCAAGACCTACAAGGACGGCGACGGGTTCCCTAACAAAGCGGAAAGTACCGTTCATTTCGACTATCTAAACGACGGGAACGCACAGCCCCGCCATACGCACTTGTATACGGTCGCACGCGGCGCGACTGTAGACGAAGCGACCCTTACCGGCGACCCGGAAGAAGTCTATTGGTCGTGCGAAAGCACGCTAATGTGTCAGACGGGCCGGCCCTACCAGATCGATCAGCCGGATTCGAACACGTACCTGGCCGTCCAAGCGGTCGAACACGGCGATATGGCCGCGTCGAATAACGCAGATACCGAACTGCGTGTAGAAATCGAATCGAACGACGCGAACACTACCGAAACGGTCACTTTGGACGCGGACGACGCCAGTGCGATCGTAGGTACTACGTCCCAATTCGAAAGCATCGAATCGGTTGAAGTCCGCGTCAACAGCAACGATGAAGTCGCCGATCACATGGGCGATATTCTTGTCTACGAAGCAACCGCTGAAGATACGGACGGCGACGGAAATGTAGACACGTACAGCGAAGGCCAGCTTCTTGCGGTTCTGTACGGGTACAGCTTCTATAACAACACGCATGGCGACTATGGCGTTCCCGCGCTTGGCCAGTCCGGTAGTCACGGTACGGAAATCGGCGGTACGATCACCGGCACGGACTACTTTGCGGTCGGGAACGCTTTGGTCGAACGACCTTACGGCAGGGCGTTCGAAGCCGCCGGCGCTGTTACCAACATAGAAGTTTCGATCGAAAACGATTCGGAGCAACAGCCGACTAACCAAAGCCGCGAACAGCGCGCCATTCCTGGTATGCGAGCGGGCGAAATTACCATGGAAGCCGACGGCGAAACGCTTTCGCACAGGGGCATGAAACAGACCGCCGCACAGGAAAACATCGATACGGCGGTTCTGTTCGACCGCGAAGGCAGTCTACGCCTTGAAGCGCCCGAAGCGCCTATGTCGGAAAGCACGCGGTCGCGGTCCGGCGGCGAAAACGCGCTTGATATGGAATACGTGGTAATGAGCGGCGAAGCCGGCTTAGACGCGACGCTTCCAAGCCCCTAATCTTCTAAGTTTTCTTCGCGCCAAATCTGAAAACAGTTTTCCGAACAGAACGGGGCGCGCATGGGCGAAACCCCGTGTCTGTTCGCGCGGTTCTGGTTCGGGCAAAACGGTCTTTTGCAAAGTTTTCGCATTGCAATTACCCCGAACAGCGGCGGCTGTATAAACCTGGCGCTTTGTCGTCTGACGCGCCGATCTAACGTTTAAATGCGCCCGGCTTTTTGATAGCGTATGCCTGATTCTGACGTTCCGGCTGAAGTAGACAACTTGGAAGCTGATTTTTCGTTCGAAGATACCCAACAGGAACAGGGGCCGCAAGAAGTCGCGGTTGAAGGCATGGGTAAGGCCGTCGCGGAACTAATCGACTTTGGATACATCGATCACTACCGTAAGAAAAACGCGGCGCGACAGCGAAACGCGGACGACGGCGAAGCGGAAATTACGCCCGACCAAATGGCTGAAATTTTCCGCGATCGCTTCATTTCGCCCGACTTTTCCGGCTTGGACGGCGACGGTGTTAGGTCCATGCAACCGCTGTTGCCCGCGCGGTTGCTTGAAAGTCTAATGGGCGAAGGCGTCGATGTTACGTCGAACGCTGACGGATCGGTTTCGGTCGCGGAAGCGGACGAAGCGGCGGGAAACTGAAAGGCGTCGATTACCGGCAGATAGAAGTACACGGCCAGGCCGCGCACGCGCCGAACGGAAAAGTGATCAAGCGGCCAGTAGAATACCCAAGCGGCTACTGCGTAGCCATGGCCCCGCTTGAATACGGCAATATCGTCCAATTCTACGAAAACAGGCCAAGAACGATCGGGATGTTTGCCGACTTGTTTTCGGCCTGCATAGCGCCGTGTACGCCCGGCCAGGTCGCCGGTATGCACCCATCCGTTCCGCCCGCGCTTGAATACGGTATTTTGCTTGCAAGCGACCTGCTACAGCGGTCGGATCAAGAAAGCAACCGGCTTGATAAATCAGACGACGACTACAGCGACGTAGTGCGCGACGATTCGATGTTTGCACAGCACAACGACGGCGGTAGGCGCAAAGACGTAGACGAAGATTTGGCCGACTTCTTGTTTCAATATGTTGGCGAATACCATACAAACCCGACCGATGTATACAGCCTAACCATGGGTGAAATCCAGGCGATCTACCAGGGGCATGAACAGGCCGAAGAACGCAGGGAAAGCGGCGGCAATAGTTCGGACGGACGCTTCAGCGACAAAATAAGCGGCGCGCGGAACCTGCCGGACGGTCACTAACCGAACAGTTCGTTTTCCGCGACGAACCTTTCAGCGCGTTGCTGTGCGTAGCGCGCGCCTTCATGTACCGACTTGTGAACCAGGCGAAAGCCGTTTTCCCGCACGGCTAAGACGACCTGGCTATCTTTCTTCCGCTCTTTGATTGTAAAGACCGCCCATTCGCGGTCGGCGGCTTCGTATCGCGGGTAAAAAGCTCCCCCGTCCCAAGCTTCGCGCGACCGCCAGGTTAGCGGCTTTACGCCCGCAGGCGTATCTTCGTGCGTTCCGTCGATCGAAGGACGCGGATTTTCGTGCATTAGTATTCGCCTTCCATGTAGGGCCGGCGGTTGTAGCACTTTAGCACGACGTAGTTTTCTTCGAAATTGACAGCGGTAGCGTGCCAGCCTTTGTCGTTCACGCTACCAAATTCGATTTCATTCGTGCTAAGGTTGTCGAATTGAACTTCTATCGTTCCGTTCGGGAACGTCTTGGCGCGGACGCCATTGCCCGAAATGTGTTCGGCGTATGCCTGTGCGATCACCGGCGCGGTTTTTTCGACCATTGCAATTAGGCAGAACAGCCGCACACATATAAACCCGTTGTTTCAAGCCGACAGCTATACAATTAAGGCGCGCGCCTTGTCTTTCGCGGTATCCAGGTCATTCCACGACGAACGATGCACAAAGTAGGTGTGTCCCTGTTTGCGAACCATTAGCTGAAACTTAGAATCGCGGCGGCGCTTTTTGATCTTGAATATCCATCCGCCGGTATGCGATCGGCGGCGTTCGGGGAAAAAGCGGCCGGCGGCGCTATAGCTTTCGTACACTTCCCACTTCATAGCCACACACAGTTATCAGCGACGAATTTTTCGGCGCGGTCTTTTGCGGCGTCTATGTCGTTGTATTTTTCCTGTAAGACCTGTTCCCCGCTGTGTAGGATTTCAAGCCGGAACGCAGGCCGTTTCTGTTCGTATTCGTACAGCCGGAAAACGTAAACGCCCCGTTCGGCGCGTTCGTAGTCGCTATACAAGTGCGGGTTATCAGGTTGACTTCCGGGGCCATAATACATATCCCACATTAGCGGGGGAAGGTCTGACGGCGCTTCTTCGTGGGTGCCATTCGGCGTCGGTCGTAAGTTGCCTTCGGCTTCGGCCATGGTTTACCATGGCGCGGGCTTCGTATAAACCTGGCGTGTTCGAATACTGATACGCAGTATTAAAATCACCGGCAAAATTATTATCGCCAGTGTGATTATTACAAGTCCCGCTGACAGCGGCGGCTGAAACCTTCCCCTATTGTAGAAGGGACTGAAATGTTTTTTAGGACAGAAATCGCTTCTACCGGCCGATTTCAAATCGGGGGGTTGTAGCGACCGCCAGTTTTCGCGGCCATTTCCGCGCCGCTTCGAAACCCTATATCACTTTTCCGACACTGCCTTGGCCGGCTTGATAGCCGCGCGCTTGTCGCGCTTATCAGTTTGCGTAACTGTCTACAGCGCCGCGCGCTTGTCCGACTTTTTATTTGCGCCGGATAGCCAGTTAGTCATAGCTTCTTATGTTCGGCGGTTCCGGCGGTGCAAATACCATAGAAACGCGCCTTACAGCGTCCGGCGGCGAAGCTGTGGCTTCGGAATTTGCACAAGCGGCCAGCGCTTCGAAAAGTTTTAAGGCCGCAACAGTCGGTTTAGGCGGCGCTATGGCGGCTGTTTCGGCCGGCGGTATAGCCAAAGCGACACAGGCGGCCGCTGACTTCGAAGCAAAAATGGCGGAAGTCCAAAAAGTGACTTCAGAAGCGACCGCTTCTAAACTTACTGGCCAAATTCAGCAAATGGCACAAGAAATCCCCCTTACTACTGCTGAATTGGCCAGTTTGACAGAACAGGCGGGGCGTTTCGGAATAGAAGGCGCGGACAATATCGAAAACTTTACCCGCGTTGTTGGAAAGATGGCCACAGCTACCGATCTTTCTGCACAAAAAGCAGGAAAATCATTCGCAAAACTGGCCACACTTACAGAAACGCCTATCCCCAAGATGGAAAACCTTGGGTCGTCTATCAACGAACTTTCTAACAACGCGGCGGCGTCGTCGTCTGAAATCACACAGACGATGCTCAAAGCCAGCAGTTCGTTAACACAGCTTGGGCTATCGACTACTGAAATCGTCGGACTGTCCGGCGCTATGAATGAAGTGTCTAATTCAGCGCGGCGCGCGGGTAGTGGCTTGCGGCGCGTGTCCCAAGAACTACAGAACCCGAAAAAGGTCGAAAAGTTCGCTAACGCGCTTGGTATGAACGTTAGCGAATTTAAAAGTATGCGGAAGAACGACCCGACCGGGCTGTTCAAATTAATGGCCAAGGAAATGGCTAACAATACTGAAAAGGGTAACAATCTGCGGAAGGTGTTTTCTACCTACAGCCGCCAAACCTTATCGAAACTTGGCCAAAACTTAGACGGCGTAAACAGCGCCATGAAAACCGCAAATTCGTCGTTCGAAGAAGGCACAAGCCTACAGCGGGAATTTGCGATCCAGGCGGACACGGCGAAAGCACAGCTTCAGCTATTGAAGAATACGATCACAACGGTCGGACAGCAAACCGGGTCGGTTTTCCTGCCGGCGGTCAAAGGCGTGCTTGGCGCGGTTAAGTCCGGCATTGACGCCTTCGCTAATTTCAATTCGGCCATGAATGGCGTGCCGGGCGCGGTGATACTTGTGACCGGCGCGATAGCCGGGCTGACGGCGGCTGTAACAGCGCTTTCGGGTACGATGGTAGCAACAGGCGTAGTCGCGTTCGGTAGCGCTGTCGCGGCACTGGCCGCGCCTGTAACGGCTGTCGCGGCGGCGGTCGCCGGCTTGGGCGCGGCGTGGAATAGCAATTTCGCCGGCATACGCACGGCGACCATGGGCCTTGTTAGCATCATAGAAAGCCAGTTCACCGCGACCATGCAACAGGCGTTTTCGGTCGCGTCTATGGTACTGTCTGACTTCCGTTCTGCCTTCGGGGGTATGTCGTCCGGCGTCGAACAGCGGACGGCCAGCTTGGTACAGACCCTACAGACCGCTATCGGTTCGCGGATCAAGGGCGCGTTTCAGACGGCGCGCCAGTATTTGACTGCGTTCGCTGACTACTGGCGTGCGAATGGCGATCAAATTATACAGACGGTTCGGAACACGTTTAACACCGTTACGAAGATAATCAGAACGGTAGTCGGCGGACTTGGCGCTATCGTTTCGGCCGCGTTAACAGGTATCACACAGGCTTGGGACGCACACGGCCAGGCGTTGATCGGCAGTGCGCGCGGCGCGTACAACAGCGTAAAAGCGACCGTCCTAAGCACTATCCAGGCGATCCGACCGCCGGTTACGAACGCCTTGAACGCGCTGACAAGCGCGTGGAATAAACACGGCGTCGATACGAAAACCGCAGTACAGCAACCGTATCAGACGGTCGTATCTACGATTCGCAACGCGGTTTCGACTGTTCTAACGACAGTCACAAACATCCTACAAAGCGCGACACAGCTTTGGCGCACGCACGGGACGGATGTTAGCGCGGCGATTGATCAAGTTAGCACGTCGATCACACCGTACAAGGCCGCAGTCGGCGCGCTTGGCGCTGTCCTGGCGACGTGGGCGGTGAAAACCGGAACAGTGACCGGCGCGCTTAGTAGCCTGGCGACCGGCATTACTGGCGGCGCACTGCCGGCCGCGAAAAGCATCGGGTCGTTCGTCGCTTCGACCCTGGTTCCCGTGTTCGGCGGCCGCTTTGTCGGGTCGCTGAAGTCCGGCACGAAAAGCTTGGGTTCGTGGGCCGGAAAGACGAAAGCGGCACAGTCCGCGTCGTCCAAGCTTGGTAGCGTTGTAAGCCGGGTCACTGGCTTCGTGGGCGGACTTGTCGGGAAGGCCCGCACTGCCGGCGGTGTGTTCAAGAACGTCCTGTTAGTCGGACTGCGGACGGCTAAGAACATGGCGGCGGCGTTCGTTCCGCAGTTGACGCGCGTGCGTTCGGCCGCGTCGCGGATAATCGGGCCGATGCAACGCCTGGCGTCGTTCATCGGAAAGCGCCTAACCGGGTCTATCGGGTCACTGTTGGCGCGAATCGGCCCGCTAATCACGCGGTTCGGGTCGCTTGGTTCGGCGATCGGCCTGTTGACTAACCCGATCGGGTTAGCGGTCGCGGCGATCGCCGGCCTGTGGATCGCTTGGCAAAAGAACTTGGGTAACATCCAGGGCAAAACGCAAACCGTTCTGTCGGCTATAAAGTCGCTGTTCAACGGCGATATGGGCGAAATTAAAAACGTCGTCCGACAGACCCTTAACGGGATAAATCAGTTTTGGAATAACAAGCTAAAGCCCCTGGTTCCGACCACACAGCAGATAATCGACGGGATAAAACAGACTTTCGAAAGCGCCAAGCAAAGTTTCAAACAGGCGGTAAACGCTATCGGCCAAGCCGTTAATTTGGCCTGGCAAACTGAAGGCAAAAAGTGGGCGTCTACGATCGAACTGGCCAAGACGACGATAGTTAACACGTTCAAGGCGCTGAAAAGTACGGTTATAGCCGTGATTCAGCCCTTCTTGTCCCGGCTGTCTACGTTTTGGGAAAATAACAAGAAGGACATAGTGATCGTAGTCGCGGCGCTTGTGACTGCGGTTAGCGCGTCGTTCCGCACGCTGGCGAATGTCGTGCTAACGGTTGTCAATGAGATAGCCAAGTTCTTACAGCGGCATCAAGATAAGGTCCGTGCGGTTTCGGCGTTCGTGTCTGATACCCTGCTGTCCGTGCTTGGCGCGGCGTTTGACACGCTGGCGACGATTGTTAAGACCGCTATCGATCTTATGAACGGTAATTGGGAGCGGGGCCTAAACCGCATGATCGATCTTGGGAAGCGGATTCTTAACGGCATCGTTAGCTTCGTATCTAAGTGGGGTGGCAAACTTGTCCGGTTTATCGCTGACGCGCTTTCGAAAGCCGTCAAAAAGTTCATCCAGTGGGGCAAAGAACTAATCTTTGGTTCGATAGTTAAGGATATATTCAACGCTATCGTCCAATTCATAAAGAAGTGGGGTGGCAAACTGGTTTCGGCGATCAAGGGCGCGATTGATAAGGCAAAACGCGCCGCGATTCGCGCGTTCAACATTATCAAACAGAAAGTTACGAACGCGGCTACACGGCTGAAGGCCCGCGTTGTAAAGGCGTTCAATACGCTGAAGGGCCGCGTGATTACAGCGTTCAATGCGATCAAGCAAAAATTACAGAACGCGGCGACCCGAATCAAGGCCCGCGTTAGCCAGGCCTTCCAAAAGCTAAAATCGCTGATTCAGACCGCGATTGATAACGCACGGTCGCGCGCTGTCACGGCGTTTAACGCGCTGAAGCAAAAAGTGTCTAACGCGGCGACGCGGACGAAGGCGCTTGTGCAAAAAGCGTTCGATCGGCTGAAGGGTCGTCTAATTACGACGTTCAACAGCATAAAACAGAAACTTACGAACGCGGCAACGCGGATAAAAGCGCGCGTTAGCCAGGCGTTTCAGCAGTTGAAGTCGCTGATTCGCAC